AAGGTCGGTAAAGAGTTTATTTTGACCATAACGAGCAAGAGCGCGATTTTATGGGAATAGGCATAGTTAAAGATCTAGTCGGCCCTGTAGCGGGCATCCTAGACAAGTTTGTCGAGGATAAAGACCAGCGGGCGCAGTTAGCGCATGAAATCGCAACGATGGCCGACAATCACGCGCAGGAACTAAGTCTAGCGCAGATCGAGCTAGCCAAAGTCGAGGCTGGCGGCAACTGGCTACAACGAAGTTGGCGACCTATGATCGGCCATATCTGTTGGATTGGGTTGGCTTACAACGTAGTAGTCTCGCCGTTTCTAGGCATTTGGTTGCCTGTTCCTGAGATACAATCGGATCTGCTGTATCCGGTTCTATTGGGGATGCTTGGAATGTCAGGCATTCGCGGATATGAGAAAGTGAAGGGCAAAGCTGGTGGCTAAGGTTTCCGAAGATTCAGAACTGACGATACCGCTGAAAAACTTGCTTAGTTTGGTCGGAGCAACGGCTGTAGGTGTTTGGGCATACTTTGGTATCACTGAACGCCTTGGCTTGTTAGAGCGCGAACAAGCTATGATGATGGTCGAGGTTGAAGAAAACGACAACTGGATTGACAACTTCACGCCCCCGCCAGAAGTGAACGCCAGCGTTCAACGGGTCAGGGAGCTAGAGTTGCAGCTTGTTGAGATAAAGTCGCGGCTTAAATTCTTGGAGGCAGAAAAGTAAATGCGTGGTGTATTACTGTTTAATCAAGATGGCACGATATACGCGGGTCAGGTTCATACAATGCCGAATGGCGAAGTTCATACAGGAACCGCCCATACAGCAGCAAGCAAGCGGGTCTTTTACTATTCAGACCTGCCCCCGCCTAGTCGGATCAGAGCGTTAGAAGCTATGGTGGAGCGTCACGACAACCCTAGTAGAACAAACGGAAGCCTAAACAACTGATGGCAAGACCATTGATCGAGATAGACTGGGATCAAGTTGATACTATGTGTGAGATACACTGCACTGGCGAAGAACAGGCAGCGGTTCTCGGCGTTGACTATGACACGCTCAACACGGCGTGTAAGCGCGAGCATGGCGTCGGTTTTTCGGACTATTTCAAACAAAAGAGCGCAGCGGGCAAAATGAGCCTCAGACGTAGGCAATACACCAAGGCAATGGACGGGGACAATACCCAGCTTATATGGCTAGGAAAGAACTGGTTAGGCCAAATGGATCAGCCAGAAGCCGCACCGATAGACTTGCAGCCCATAGTTATCGAGCGAGCCGATGAAGCTAACCAAGCCTCAGGATGATATATTCTTTAACGACTGCCGTTTTCGGGTAGTTGTTGCGGGTAGACGATTCGGCAAGACGTTCATCTGCGTTTATGAGCTACTGCGTGTTGCTCTAAGCGATAAAGGCAAGAATTGCTGGTATGTTGCCCCGACCTACAAAGCAGCCAAAGAGATCGCTTGGACTATGCTTCTAGATGCTATACCTGATGGGTACATAGAGCGCAAAAACGAAACGTCACTCACGGTAACACTACGCAACGGGTCAACCGTTTCACTAAAAGGCGCTGAGAACCCCGACAGTCTGCGGGGTAGGGCGTTAGATTTTGTTGTGATGGATGAGTTCGCCGATATGCGACCAGAAGCGTGGTACGAGGTACTACGGCCATCGCTATCAGACCGCAAGGGGTCAGCGTTATTCATTGGAACACCGAAAGGGCGCAATCACTTCTATGACCTATGGACTAGGGGCGTTGACGGTTATGAGTCATGGAAAGCGTTTCAATACACGACAATCCAAGGCGGCAACGTAGAGTCTCAAGAGATCGAGGCGGCGAGACACGACCTAGATGAGCGCACGTTTCAGCAAGAGTATGAGGCGAGGTTTGTTAACTACAGCGGGATCATTTACTACGGCTTTAACCGTGAGCAGTCAGTTAAGACCTACAAAGGCCCAATCGAAGACTTACATATTGGGATGGACTTCAACGTCGATCCGATGTCGGCTGTTGTATGCGTTAGGCATGGCGGGGTAGTACACGCGATTGATGAGGTCGTGATGTATGGCTCGAACACTGATGAGATGGTCGATGAGATCAGGCAGCGTTACAATGACAAGCCAATCACTATCTACCCAGACCCAGCATCGGCGCAGCGTAAGACATCCGCAGGGAGTCGAACGGATCTGAACATACTGCAAAACGCGGGCTTCAAGGTTAAAGTTAGGACAAGACACCCGGCGATTCGTGATAGAATCAACGCGGTGAATAGCAGACTGCTATCGAGCGAACAAGAGCGGCGGCTATTTGTTAGCCCCAACTGTAAAAACGTAGTCAACAGCCTAGAGCGTCAAACGTATAAAGAAGGCACCAGCCAGCCGAATAAGGATGACGGGTTCGACCACATGAACGATGCACTAGGTTATTTGATCGAGTATATGTTCCCGATTCGTAAGGAACACGATGTACCGCAGCCGGTGAGGTGGAGTTAATGCGATTTCTTGAATACCAGCATCCCGATTATGATCAGAATCAAGAGCGATGGGAGCTGTATTTGCGCTCATACATGGGCGGTGAGGATTACCAAGCAGGTTCATATCTGACTGGGTATCTCAACGAATCAAAAGACGATTACAACCGTCGCATCTCACTCACTCCGGTAGATAACCACTGCCGAAACATTGTTCACATCTATTCATCGTTTCTGTGGCGTGTGCCGCCGGTCAGAAGTTATAACAGTCTGGCGAATAACCCCGCGCTGCAATCATTCATCAGTGACGCTGATCTTGATGGCATGAACTTTAATTCGTTTATGAAGCAAGCGCAGATATGGTCATCGGTTTATGGGCACGTTTGGATTCTAGTTGATAAGCCGCAAAGCAACGCGCAGACACGAGCCGAAGAGCTAGATCAGGACATTCGACCCTACGTAACGCTATTCACGCCTGAAAACGTATTTGATTGGAAGTATGAGCGCACTCCTAGCGGGCGGTTTGAGCTTACATACCTAAAGCTGCGTGAGTCAGTAGACCGTGAAGATGCTACAACGACCGTTAGTTATTACAGGCTGTGGCGCAAAGACACCATCGAGTTCTGGAAAGATGACGGCCACGCTGAGACAAAGATTGAAGAAGTACCCAATCCATTGGGCAAGATCCCGGCGGCATTCTTACCTGCTGCGCGTAGTGTTGTCCGAGGCGTAGGCATTAGTGATCTAAGTGACGTTTCGTTAATGCAGAAAGCCATCTATCAAGAGTTAAGCGAGATCGAGCAGCTAATTAGAATCAGTAATCATCCGTCACTGGTTAAGACCTATGACGCAGATGCGAGTGCTGGCGCTGGTTCGGTTATTAACTTGCCCGAAGATAGCGATGCAGGGTTAAAGCCGTATCTGTTACAGCCTAGTGGTCAGAACATCGACTCGATACGCGAGTCAATCAAAGACAAGGTTGAAGCGATTAATCGAATGGCTCATATGGGCGCAGTACGAGGAACCGAAGCAATTACGCAATCAGGCGTAGCGATGCAGACCGAGTTTCAAATGCTTAACGCAAAACTATCTGAGAAGGCTGATTTGTTAGAGTTAGCCGAAGAGCATGTCTGGACGTATTTCTGCAACTGGCTGGGCGTAACCCCTGACGTTGAGGTGTTCTACCCCGATGCGTTTGATCTACGCGATTACGACAAAGAGCTATTGTTCTTGCAGCAAGTCAGAGCCAGCGGTGTACCGTCTACTACTATGCAGCGTGAAGTTGATAAGCAGATCGCCGATCTAGTGTTAGACGATGAGAAACTAGCAGCGGCGCATAACGAGATAGAAGCCGAGACGCGAGTTATAGGGCAGTTTCCCGTACAGGCTGAGTAATGGCCGCAAATGACGATTACGCGGATTTCCTAGAACGCCTGACTGATGAACATCAGCGTCGGATGGCTGGGGTATTGCAAACCCTAGAGGGGAACATAACGTCATACGTTAACAGCGCTCCTGATACTGACGGTAAGTTATTCGACCTAGAATGGTCGGTACAAGCTAGACAAGAAGTCCGTAGATTGATGGAAGTGGATTTCCTGTCTCAAGTGCAGGGTATCATTGATGAGTATGTAGACGTTGCCAATAGGCAGTTTGCAATGCTGTCCCAATTTGGGACTTTTACGCGAGTAGCGCCCGAATCTATAGCAGCGTTACAGCAGCTATCGTTTCAAGGTTTCCAAGCAATAGCTGATCAACAGCTAGACACCCTAGCAACTGGGATATACCAATCCACACTGACAGGCCGAAGCAAAGCGGATCTGATCGTTGAGTTACGCGGACAAATTAACGGCGTATATCAGCAATCCGATGATGAAGAAGCTAGGCAACTGGTAGAAGTAGCACAAACAGCTACCGGCAAAAGACAGCAAGATGCAGTCGATAAACTGCACAACATCTATGCCCGCGACCGATTGGGTAACAATATGCGTCGTTATGCCACGCAGATGGCCAATGACAGCCTAGCCCAGTACAGCGCGTCGATAACTAAAGCCACCGCTAATGAAGCCGGTGTAACTAAGTTCAAATACTATGGCGACGTTATACGAGACAGCCGACAGTTCTGCCGCGACCATGTAGGAAAGACGTTCACAGAAGATGAAATCAATGACATCTGGCAAGGTTCTTGGGCTGGCAAGGCACCGGGCGACCCTTTTATCGTTCGGGGCGGGTATAATTGTCGACATCACTGGTTACCGATAGTGGAGTGACATGAGTAAAGAACTAGATCGCGCAGCAAACCTATGCGCTAGAAGGCCCATCCCGCCAGCTATTCGACAACTAATCGAACCGCTAGAAGCTGCTGCACCGGATAGCGAGGTTGATGACTTCAAAGAATTACACGCAGTGATTGATGAATTGCTACCAATTGAGAACCCTAAAGGGAGAAAGAAACGTGCCAAGTCATTACAACAACCCGCAATCGAAGATGAAAAAGAAAAAGAAGAAGAAGTCGGGCAAGAAAAAGTAATGGATTGAACATAACTCTATGGGTTACACTCGGCGTGTTACTCATTAGAGGATAATCGTTACATGAGCGAAGAAATCATGGATGAAGGTGTCGAGACTGAGGCGACCGAAACCACTCAGGAAAATAAGACGTTCACGCAAGAGGAACTAGACCGCATTGTTGCTGATCGCATAGCGCGAGAACGCAGGAAAGCGGACAAGAAACTCGAAGGTATCGACATAGATGAAGCCCGTAAACTCATGCAAGAGCGTGAACAGGCTGAAATAGAACGCCAGAAAGAACGCGGCGAATTCGAGTCGATCCTAAAGCAGACCGTCGAGAAGAAAGATCAAGAGATCACGGCGTACAAGCAGAAGCTACAACAAACACTGGTCGATGGATCATTGTTAAGCGCAGCGAGTAAGCATGACGCAGTATCGCCTGATCAGGTATCGCAGTTACTAAAGAACCGAGTTCGACTAGCCGAGGACGGTGGGGTCGAGGTACTCGATGATTCTGGAACACCGCGATATAACGGAAGCGGCGACCCGCTATCGGTAGATGAGTTTGTGGTCGATTTCCTAACGGCTAATCCGCATTTTGTTCGCGCCTCTGGTGGAGGGGCGGGCAGTCAGGGTAACGCTGGTGGCTCTACTCCGAAGCCTGTATCGGTGGCTGATATGGTCGAAAACTGGAACAGTGGCGGTAAGGAAGCATATGCCGCGCTGAAGAAAGCGAAGTGACCGAATTAACCATTTTTTAGTTTTGGAGAAACACAATGGCTGCTACTACTAGCACAACCCTAGACGATCTATTTGTCAACATTATCGCTCAAGCCCGATTCACTGCTGAAGAGCAGTCTTTGATGATGGGCCTTGTAACTCGCTACGACATCGGCGCTGACGCTGGTAAGACAATCCAAGTACCTAAGTATCCTGCGATTGCTGCCGCTGATTTGACCGAAGGCACTGATATGTCTTCTACAACTGTAAGCACTAGCTCAGTAACCGTTACGGTTGGTGAAGTTGGCGCTCAGGTTGTATTGACTGACGTTGCTGCAATGGGCGCAGGTAATCCTGCTGAAGAATTGGGTACGGTTCTCGGTAACGCAATCGCCACAAAGATGGATGTGGACTTGATTGCATTGTTCGACGGCTTTAGTTCTGGTTTAGGCGGTGCTGGAACTGAGATCACTGTAGCTGACCTGTTCAAAGCTGCTGCAACTCTACGCGCTGCGAAGGTAACTGGCCCAATGGCGGCTGTTGTTCATCCTTTCCAAGCGTATCAGTTGAAGGCTAACCTCACTAATACATTCGCTAATCCGAATGGCGGTGACGCGCAGAATACTGCTATGGTAAATGCTTATGTCGGCACAATTGCTGGCATCGATGTTTACGAGTCTGCAAACATCACTGTTGATGGTAGCGATGACGCTAAAGGCGCTGTATTTGCACCTGAAGCACTCGCTATCGCTATGAAGCGCGACTTCCAAATTGAGCCACAGCGTGACGCATCACTGCGTGCGTTTGAGCTTAACGCTACTGCCGTTTACGGTGTTGGCGAGTTGGATGACAGCTTCGGTGTTGAGATGCTTTTCGACTCAGCACTCTAAGGCGCACCTTGGGACAGCCCCGCTTCGGCGGGGTTCGTTTCATAGAGGGGACAATATGGCGATTAGTTATCGAGGCGAGCGATTCGAGGGCTACAACAAGCCCAAGCGCACACCTAAGCACCCAGACAAAAGTCACGCAGTCCTAGCGAAAGAAGGCGACAAGGTTCGTTTGATTCGTTTCGGACAACAAGGTGCAGATAACAAGCCACCCCGTAAAGGCGAAAGCGAAGCCGATAAGGCGAAGCGTAGAGCGTTCAAAGCTAGATTTGCAGATCAGATCGAGAAGGGACGCAAAGACAAAACAGCATCAGCCGCATATTGGGCTGACAAGGTGAAGTGGTAATGGCGTTTTCACAAGATTCAGACTTGGTGGCATTGATACCCGATATTCTGGATTTCGGGATTACTTCATTTGCTACTGAACACGCAAAGGCTGAAGCCGACCTGATTAGAACTATTCGTAACGAGTGGTGGCATAAGAAAGGTATCGGCGGCGAGATGAATTCGGCTTATTTAACCGACTCGCAGTTTACCCGCTGTAACAGCTACTTGGTTTTGTGGAAGTACGCATTACCACAGCTAACCAACTGGGTAGACGGTGACCGATTCAAAGAGATGCTAGAGTTCTACAAGATGCGCTATGAAGAAGAGATTAGCGACATATTCAAAGATGGCATCGAGTACGATGATGATAACAGCGGCACCATTGATGATGATGAGAAAGAAATAGTCTCATTCGGTAGGCTGGTTCGCTAATGGCTCAGAGCGTTGGATTACAGGTAACGACTACCCCCAAGGATCTGGCGCAAGTTTCAAAGAAGGCCCAGAAGGGTATTTTGAAGGGCGTACCAAGGGCTGTGCTGCGCACTGGCGTACACGGCATGGGTATCATCAAAGAGCGTACAGCGGACGGTAGAGGCTATCTGGGGGCGTTTAGAGCGTATTCTCCAGAGTACATGGCGACACTATCGAAAGAAGGCAAGCCAACGTCCCCTGTTGATCTATTTAATACTGGCCAAATGCTTAGGTCGATGCAGACTAGGCGCAAAGATAAGCGCACTTCTGAGATATACTTTGACAACAAAGAAGCGGCAGAAAAGGCGGCGATGAATAACAAGTCGCGCCCGTTCTTTGGCTTCAATCGGCAAGAAGAAAAAGCATTAGGCGTATTTTTTAGGAAGCAACTGTGAGCGTTAGAGAAAACATTGCGACCAATCTGGTTACATCACTACAGGCCATCACGACGCCCGTAGCTGTTAAGTATGTAACTCGTGAACCGTTCGAGTTCGATAAGTTAAGTAACGCTCAATACCCTGCGATTCTTGTTAGAACGCAGAATGAAGATCGTGAAGATTCGACAATCAAGGGCACGTTAACGCAGCGATTTGGAACAGTTGATTATCAACTAGTCTGCTATGTAAAGGCGTCGGCCATTGATACAGCAAGAAATAACATCATCGAAGCGATAGAAGAGAAATTGGACGTTGATAGAACGCGAGGCGGTCACGCGATTGATACGCAGATCGTAAGTATTGAGACAGACGATGGTTCTATACATCCCGTCGGAGGTGTTATTATAACGGTACGGATTGAATACCAATTCACCAGAGGCACAACTTAGAGGATTTCTAAATGGCTACCACAAAAGGTTCAAGCGGCGTTGTAAAGCTCGCTGTAAGCGGCGGCACTGTTGCTGCTATGGGTGAGGTTAGATCCTACACCCTCACACAATCTGCGGACACAATCGAAGACACCACAATGGGTGATACTTCGCGCACATATCAATCATCTTTGAAGACGGGCACTTTATCTGCCGAAGTCTATTGGGATGACGCGGACGCAGTACAGCTAGTAATGGACGCTGCGGCTTCTATTATCTTCGAGGTCTACCCGACAGGAACAGGCACCGGCGAGAAGTATTACACCGGCGGCGGTGTAGTAACTAGCAACGAAATCACTGCATCATTCGACGGAATGGTTGAGGGTTCGTTTGAAGTACAAATCTCAGGCGCGGTAACAGAAGCAACAGCATAGGGGTAGCACATGGGTCTAGCTAAAGAGCTAAGAAACAGACGCACAGTAAACCCTCGCAAGATAAGTGTTGACGCATGGGCTGACTCGGAAGGGCAGCCCTTTGTTATGTACTGCTTTCCGATTACCTGTTACGACTTAAACGAGTTGCAGAAGAAGCACCCGAAATTCCTAGAGAACACAACGGTTGCTGCAATGGTTGACCTGATCGTTATGAAAGCGGCGAGCGAAGATGGCGAAAAGCTATTTACTGCCGCCGAGGATCGGGTTGACCTGATGGGCGAAGAGACTGCGGTTATATCCGAGATTGCCAATCAAATGTTTGCCGAAATTGAATCGGTTGAGGATGCGGAAAAAAACTGATGTCCGATCCGTCGAGGATGAATCTCATATCCTTGGCTGATCGGTTACATAAGACAATAGAAGAGGTTGAGCAGATATCCGTTAGCGAATTTAACGAATGGCTCGCCTACTTCAAGATCATAGGCAAAGACGATGGCTAATCAAGACGTTCGCATTTCGATCAAGGCGGTAGATAAAACCAGAGCTGGTTTTTCATCCGTCACGAAAGGGCTGAAGAGCGTAGCCGGGGCAGTTTTCAGTATGAAAAGCGCGATTGCTAGTGCTGTAGGCATTGGCGGTATCGGCTTGATGATTCAGCAATCCCTAAAAGCCACTGATGCACTCGCAAAAACTGCTACCCGAATAGGTACGACCACTGAGGCATTAAGCAAGCTGCATTTCGCGGCTGATCTTACAGGCGTATCCACAGATACCATGAACATGGCACTACAGCGGTTCACTAGAAGAACCTCTGAGGCTGCGCGTGGTACTGGAGAAGCGCGTGGCGCATTACGTGATCTAAACTTAAATGCTGAAGATTTGCTTAGATTGCCGCTCGATGAGCAGATGATCAAGCTGGCACAAGCGTTTGATGAAAACATTGATCCAGTTAATCGAACCGCTACGGCGATGAAGTTGTTTGACTCGGAAGGTGTGGCATTACTGCAAACCCTTGATGGGGGCGCTGAAGCCTTGCGAGGGATGTTCACCGAAGCTGAATTACTCGGCTTGGTAATGGATACCAAATTATCCGCTGGCGTAACAGAAGCAAACGACAGCATTACCAGATTGTTTGCTGGTACGAGAGGGTTAGTTCGGCAGTTTACGGCGGCGCTGGCCCCAGCAATAACCGCTGTGGTTACGGAATGGCACAATTATGTAGCGGGCTTGGCCGAGGCAGAAGGTGGCTTTAAGAATCTCGCACTAACGTTTGCGACAGATGTTGTGTCGGCGCTACAGCAAAGCGTCCAATCTATCGCCAATGTGGTCAATTCGTTTATAAGAGGCTTCAACGCAATCAAAGAAGCCTATGCGGGATTCATGGACTTCATCGGCAAAGGCGATGGCACATTTGAAGTAACCGCCGAGATAGATGTTTCTGAATTTATAACCAAGCTAGAAAAAGTCAAAGACAAAATAAGCGAGATTCAACACGGTGTAAAAGAGGTCGAAAAAGCTACGGTACAGGCTACAAAGCCATCGCTTTGGGCGCAGTTCACCGAGGCAGCTGGTGGCGCGTTGCAGAACATCCGAGATGAGATCGGCAGCACTCAGCAAACATTTCAAGCAATGGAAAAGACCGTCGAGGATATTGCTACAAAGGGCATGAAAGACCTTACCGATGGTTTATATGATGCGGCTGCGAGCACAAAGACTCTAGGCGAAGCGTTTAGAAAGATGGCTGCTGGTATTCTGGAAGATCTGACCAAAATGATTATCAGATATTTGATTGTACGTCCTTTGTTTGGAGCGATTACAGGCGGCGCATCAGAGACGTTTACAGGCAAGGCGATAGGTGGATCGGTGCAAGCTGGTAGCCCGTATATGGTCGGCGAGCGTGGGCCGGAAATGTTTATTCCTAATTCATCGGGGTCGATTGTTCCTAACGATAAGATGGGCGGCGGTATTACTGTCGTGAATAATGTTAATGCGTCTGGCGCTGGCCCTGAGGTGGACTTAAAGATCCGAGCGGCTATGCAGCAGACATCGCAGCAGACTATTCTATCCATTCAAGATTTGCTGCGTAGAAGGCGCTTCGTATGACCACTTACTCATTCCCGTCGATAACGCCATCAAGCAGTACGTTTGAGCTAGTCAGTAACACTAGAACCTACCGATCACCGCTGACTAATGCGGTTCAGACTGTAGGGCGCAAGGGTTCGTTATGGCGAGCCACGTTACAGTTCAACAACCTTACAGGCGCAGATCGCGCTGAGATGCAAGCGTTTGTTACTAAATTGAACGGCCAAGAGCATCGGTTCACGCTACATGATCACTCATACACCCTTCGAGGCGCAGGTGGCGGCACGTTAAGAGTAAACGGCGCAAGCCAGTCTGGTTCTAGCTTGGTTTGTGATGGCGCGACTGCCAGTGTTACGAATTACCTCAGAGCGGGCGATTACGTTTCGTTTAGTAATGAACTGCATATGGTCACGGCTGACGCTAATTCTGACGGTTCTGGGAATCTAACCCTGTCACTGGCACCGCCTATTAGAAAACAACCTGCCGACGATACGATTATTGACTACACTGCTCCGGTCAATGGGGTATTCATGCTCGCTAGTCCAGCATCTTGGAATAACCAACCCGGCATCTTTTCTAGCTTTACTATCGAGGCAATTGAGGACGTTCTAGCGTGAGCAGAGACTTTCCAACAAACGTATCCAATGCGCTGGTTGCTAATCACGTTGCCACGGTTACGTTCATTAAGCTGGAGTTCTCATCAGGTACTTTATACCTGCACAACTCAATCGGAACCTACACTTGGGGCGGGCAAGACTGGCTAGGGGTAGGCGATCTTGGTGAAATATCCGCCATAGAAGAAGGGGCCGAAGTCAGCCCATATAAGATTACGTTAAGCCTGTCTGGTATCGACTCGACTATCAGTAACGCGGCGCTGAATGAAGATTACTACATGCGTCCGGTTACGTTGTATATCGGGGCGCTCGATGCAAATGATGATCTCTTAGCCAACCCAACGGAAATATGGGCTGGGTTTATGGATCAGATGAACGTATCGCTAGGCGCTCAAAGCGGCGATGACATAGCACTGATAGCTGAGAGCGAATTAGCGAAGTTTGATCGCGCATCAAATCGTAAATATACCGACGCGAATCAGCAAACCGCATTCTCTGGCGACCTATTCTTTGGGTTCTTGAAAGATATAGAAGGGGCCAAGATCCAGTGGGGTAGCGCTGGCGAAGAAGGGACTGCGGGGCGTGGTCAAGACCGACACCATACTGAACGCGAGAATCCCGGAATGTATCATTAGTTATGAAGGTATTAGCCGCACTCAATAAGTGGCAACGGCGCGAGTTCAATTATGGCGATGCTGATTGCTGCCAGTTTGCAGCTTTTATTGTTAAAGACCTAACTGGGCAGGATTACGCTGCCGATTTTCAATATAATAGCGAGCAAGAAGCCGACAACATCGTAAACGGTGATCTTAAAGGCTTGATCGTGTCGATTCTGGGTGATGAGTCAGACCAACTTAAAGATGGCGACCCCTGCTTGATTGAGGTTCCTATCGTTGGTCAGCTAATGGGCGTAAAGCTGGGTGATAAGATTGTCGCCCTAACGCAAAAAGGGCTAATCAGAATCAGTAATCGTTATTTAGTCTGCGGTTGGAGCGTATAGTAAATGCCTCAAGTTATCCCTGCATTAATTGCCATCGGTGATTTTATAACTGTAGCTGTAGCTGGCTATACAGCCGGAGCCGCTACCGCCGCCACTATTGGTGCAATCGCCGCAACTGCCGCCGTTATTGGTGGGGCAAGATTGACAACGTCACTGATGATGCCTGATCTTACAAGTTCGATTGGGGATAACTCTTCGGTCAGGCAATCCACGGTTAGAAGCACCACAGAACCACAGAAGTTAATTTATGGTCAGGCTTTAGTATCTGGGCCGATTACGTTTGTAGGTACGGCTGGCGATAAGAACCGTGACCTATATCATCAGGTTGCACTTGCAGGGCATGAATGCGAGTCAATCGGGGACATTTTCTTTGATGATCAACGAATTGCAAGCTCAGTCATTAGCGGTGGCAATGCGGCGGGTGGTAATGTCACAGGCGGCGACTTTGGCCCTATCAACAGCACCACTATCTGTAAGATCAACAAGCATCTAGGGACATCGACCCAAGCAGCAGATGCAGACCTAGTAGCAGCGTTTAGTGAATACACTAGCGCCCACCAAGGTAAGGGCATTGCCAATATCGTAACCAAGTGGATTCTCAACGATGAGTCCCAATCCGTATGGGATCAGAAACGCCCACAAAACATAAAAGCCCTAGTTAAAGGCAAGAAAGACATCTATGACCCGCGTCTGGATACATCTGTGGGGGCCAATCCTACGAATTCGAGTTATCAGGCATGGACGGACAATCCTGCGCTGTGCATAGCTGATTACTTGATAAGTACAACCTTCGGGCTGGGTGTTGCTGCGGCTAAGATTGATTGGAATGCGATAGTTACTGCGGCGAATGCCTGTGATGCAACCGTATCAATCCCCGGCTCTACCACTGAAAACGTTTCACGTGTAACGGTGTAATTTTCGGCACCGATCAGCACCGCCAGAACATCGACAAGCTATTGAGCAGCATGAATGGCAACCTGACTTATACATCGGGTAAATACACGGTCAGAGCGGGTGTATACGAGGCTCCTAGCGAGTCTTTAGATGAGGATGATCTATCAGGCCCAGTAATGGTTAAAACGTCTGTAGAGCGTTCTCAGCGGTTTAACAAGGTCACAGGGATGTATATAGCGCCGACTGATAACCACAAGTCGGTAGAGTTTCCACCAGTACAACTGACTGCGGCCTTACAGCGTGACAATAACGAAACGCTAGTCCGCAATATTGCATTACCGATGACCAATACCAGCTATATGGCGCAGCGTATTGCGAACAAGTTGGTGCAGCTAAGTGACCAGCAGAAGGTCATAACGTTCCCAGCCAATCTGTCTGGATTGCGGGTAGCCGTGGGTGATCGTGTAAGCATTACCCTTAGCGATTTGGGATATTCCAACAAAGTATTCCGCTGCGTTGGTTGGTCGTTCTCGGAGTCTAATGCTAATGGCGTTAATCTAACTCTGATCGAGGATGATTCTGCAAGCTATGCTGATCCTGCTGTTTCTGCATACTCAACAGTCAGCGCGACTGGTGTAATCACGGCAGGGTTTCCGGGCGTACCCGATCCCAGTAACTTAACCGCTACGGCTGGCTTAAAGAACATTGAATTAAATTGGACTAACCCCACCGAGACCAGCCTGTTTACGGAAATTGCGATTTATTCATCGCCAAACTCTAGTTGGGCAAGTCGCATTCTGATCGGTCGCGTTCGCGGCACTCAGTTTATACACGATGCGTCAAACGCCGCTGACTCCATTACCGCTGGCGACCAACGATACTACTGGGTTCAAGCATTAGCTTACGGGACTGGCGCTGGTTTCGGCGTTGTTTCAGACAGAAACCCAGACAACGACACTAGCACGATTAGCGCCACGGCTGGGGTCAATGATCCCAATTATACGGATGTCGTTAACAACGTCCCCGCGCAGGAAGCGCCGTCTGGTCTAACACTGACCGAAACCACTGTATTGGGTAATGACGGTTCGGTTTTGCCAGCGATTCGGGTGTCATGGACTGCGCCCACTGCAAATACTTATGTCAGCCACTACGACGTTGAATTTAAGAGAACGTCACAAGGCGAAATTGACTACGGGCAAGTCACCGACTCGTACACGGCCACTATTGACTACGGTTCTGTTGCTACGGCTACCACTGTTGAGTTGAATTACGGCGGCGTTAACGAGGCCATCAGCGGCGCGGGTACAGCATTCTCATCAGTCAACGTTCATGGCGTTTCGACTGTCATCTCAGGGATGCAAGAGCTAGAAGAATTTACCGTCCGAGTAAAAGCGGTCACAGTTGTAGGCACAACGTCAGGAACCATAACCGGCGCGATCACCTTGCAGGGCGATCAGACTGCGCCGGGTATACCGGGATCAATTACCGCTACTGGCGGCATTCAGCAAATTAAGCTGAACTGGGACAATCCAAGCGATTCAGATTTAGCGTATGTCGAGATATACGAAAACGACACCGACAACCGTGCCACATCTTCGCTGATTGTTCAGACCAGAGCAGACCAGCATACGGTTTCGGGATTAGGTAACTCGGTTACTAAATACTACTGGCTAAGAAGCGCAGACCGATCCGGTAACGTTTCTGGGTTCAGCGCATCTGTAAACGCGACCACGCAAAAGGTCGCAATGAATGATTTGGCGCAAGACGTTCTTGATGAGTTTGCTGCCGGTGATGCCTTTGGTATTGAGCCGGTCAGCACCCTATCCGGCGTCACAGGCTCGCATGTTGGTCAGATTAAACTATTAACTACGACCGACACGTTGCACGTTTGGACTGGTTCGGCGTGGTCAACTGACTTATTCACTGCATCGAACGTAGACCCCGGTTCGATTACTGCGGCATCGTTTGCTAGTGGTGTAGAGCCAATATCAGCTGTCAGCAGCTTGCCGTCGCCTACGGGATACACTGGGCCGAATATCGTATTCCTGACCACTGACAAGAAACTGTACAGGCATGACAGCTCGGTTCCTGAGTTTACTACTCTGATCAACGCCAGTGATTTGACTGGCACGTTTGATAGCGACCAGTTCCCTAACAGTCTGCGACCCGTTGAGGTTTTGGGGGCGTTACCGACTACCGGCAACACTCAAGGCCGGACGGTACTTCTTACAACTGACAACAAGCTTTACAGGTACACCGGCACATCATTTACAACGGCAATATCTGCGGCTGATCTCAGCGACCAGCTAAATGTCGCCACGCAGGTGGTCGGTGAATTGCCTGTATCGAACGCGAATGCAGGTCTCAGAAATAGTGGTATCACTATCAACGCAGACGGGTCACTGAGCGGGGCCGGTGCAGGTAATGTAACCCTTTCTGGCATAGGGGCTGGCGCACTAGCAGCGCAGAATACGGTAAACCTAGCAACTCAAGTTGCCGGTGAACTATCAGCAGCTTACGCAGCGGCAGGTCTAAAGAATTCCAACGTCACGATAAACGCGGATGGTACGTTAGGCGGCGCTGGTTCTGGGCAGGTTTCTCTAAGCGGTATCGGGGCGGGTGCGCTTGCATCGCTCAACAACATCACCGAAACAGAGATAACCGACGGGTCGATCACTACACCTAAGATCGCAGCGGGCCAGATTACAGCGGCCAAATTAAACGCCTCAGAGGTCTTTGCTGACTCGGTAGTGGCGTCCAACATCGCAGCTAATTCGGTCACAGCGGCTAATATCAAGTCTGTACTGGTGTCTACTGATAAGTTGGTTGCGGATCAGATTGCAGCGAACACGATCACATCGGATTTGATCGCAAGCCGGACTATTTTGGCCGGTAACATCGTTGCTGACACTTTGACCGGCAATGAGATTTCGGCGAATTCGGTAAATGCTGACCGCCTAGTTGCGAACAGTATCACCGCAGGAAAGATTGCAGCTGGAACCATAACTGCAACTGAGATATCAACCGGCACTTTGACCGCAAACAAGCTCAACGTTTCTGAGATTTTCGGAGATACGGCGGTAATTGGCGCGATTCAAGCATCATCGATCACAACGGCGGCGGTTGTTGCTGCTATTGGTACGTTTGAATTCATCCAGTCGGATAACATCCAGTCGAATGCGATCACGGCGGGCAAGCTGGCCACATCTAATGTTGTAACGTCCAGCGCACAAATATCTGACGGTATTATTACTAACGCCAAGATCGGCAACACGATCCAATCGTCAAACTACTCAGCGGGTTCTGCTGGCTGGATTATTAACAAGAATGGTGACGCTGAATTCAACGGCGTTGTTCTAAGCCGGAATCTTATTGTTGCGAACGGTACTTATTATCCAAGCGACCAAACGACCACATTTTCAGGCGATATAAATACGCTGGCGACGTTCTTTATTGAGGGCGTGTATACCGGCGGCTTTACCGCATGGGGCGGGTCAAACTCTACCCTACTTTGTAACGTCGAGATGGGCGGCAGCTTCTACACCAACGTTGGCTATCAAACCACCTCGATGCTGGGGCCGGTCGCTACCATTTTACCTTTGACCAAGTTTCAAGGCACGCAAGGCTTTACGCTAAAGATTGAGATGGTCGGTAGGCACGTTGCTGGCTGGGGTGCGCCGAGTGATTTAACGCTAAGCTGGAAAATCTACAAGGTAACGTAATGACGTTAATTGATGGTTATGAAAACGAGTCGGGTATTTTTCTGCACTACACGATGGTTGATGGTGAACGTGCAATAATAGACATTAAATTCTACCCGCCCGATGATCCTGAATTCGCATGGGCATTAGAACAACTGAGAAACTTAGAGGGCTGAGATGGCAACACAACTACAAATCAGACGAGGCACCAGCACTCAGGTTGCCGCGTTTACCGGGGCTGAAGGTGAAATCGTTGTAAACACCACCAACGATTCGGTACACGTAAATGATGGTTCAACTGCTGGCGGCTTTGAGTTGGCCCGCGCTGACTTCAACAACATCTCGGCCAGCGCGACCCTAACCATCGGGACGCTGAATACCACGAACCTTGACTTAACAAATCTCGAAGTCACGAACATAAAAGCCAAAGATGGCACCGCTGCGGGGTCGATTGCTGACTCAACCGGCGTAGTGACTTTAATTAGCTCATCACTGACAACTGCTGACATCACCACGCTGAAGATTGGCGGCACCACAGTAACCAGCACCGCCGCTGAGTTAAACATCTTAGACGGCGTTACCTCTACCGCTGCCGAGCTAAACATCCTAGATGGGGTGACGGCTACCACTGCTGAACTTAACCATGTGGACGGCGTAACTTCTGCCATACAGACTCAGATAGACGCTAAGGCACCTATTGCTAACCCGACGTTCACCGGCAGCGTGACTACCGGCGGCGCAGTAACAATCGACTTAGCAGACGGTGTTGCAGACGATGCTTATGCTTTAACTGTTCGGAACAATGAAGCAACTGACGGTAGAAACTACGGGTTGTGGGTTCGCGCTGGTAGCAACTCAAGCGATGAGTCCTTCAGCGTTAGAAACCATGACAACTCAGCGACCTATTTCAAGGTTCGCGGCGATGGCAACGTGGGCATCTCGACTACCGACATAAAAGAAAAATTATCTGTTAACGGCGCAGCAGTTTTTGACGGTAATCACGCCACTGGAACGAATGCTTATCGCGCTGCTCAAGGAGTGATGATTCATGCAGCTAGTTCCACTGGATTTGTCACGGCGGTTTCAAATGGGGCAAATGATGTTGACCTTCAACTAAGGGCGCTGAACGGAGGCGCAGCAAATAGCAACCAACTAGTGTTGGACAGCGAAGGCGGCGTGGGCATCGGCGTAACGCCAGCAGCAAACTTCGATGTGATGGCATCGGGTGCAAACCAGTGGTACATCCGAAACTCAGATGGCTCTGCGCAAAACAATGCAATTGTGTCACTGCGGACAGGCGGGTATTCAAATATCGCCTTAGATGGCGCGACGGTTGATTTGAAAATTGCTGGTTCGTCAAAGTTACATGTGGACAGCAGCGGCGACCTTATACTTGCTGCCAATGCAACAGGTGCGGCATTAATCAAAGGCGTTTCAGGAGACCAAACAGATAGAAATGCTGGGGGTTATCCGCAATACACTTTTGTTGGTAATGAAGGCACAGGCATAAGAAGACCGTCTGCAAATGTTTTAGCGTTTGATACGGGTGGAGCAGAAGCCGCGCGATTTGACTCATCGCAAAATTTTCTTGTGGGGAAAAGCGCAACAACACAATCAACCGCTGGAACAGTGCTCTACAACAACGGGCAGATTTATGCGACTGCAAATGGGGCGCAAGTACAGGTTTTAACTAGAACGTCAACTGATGGGAAAATCCAAATTTTCTATAAGGATTCTGCGGAAGTTGGCTTTATCGGAAGTGACGCAGCTACAGGCATATCTTTTACCAATATGTTCTCTGTCAATTCTGGCGTAGGGACATTTCTGCATCAAGTTGCTTCGGGGGCAGGAAACTCCGATCTCCGCTACACGACAAGTACTGGATTTGTCACATTTGATACGTCAAGCAGACTTGTTAAAGAAGACATAGAGGAGATCCCTTACGGGCTAGAAGCTATCAAAAAACTTTCTCCGAAAAGATATACAAGAACAGACGGAGAAAAAGAGGTTGAGCTTGGCTTGATCGCGGATGAGGTCGTAGCGGTAATCCCCGAAGTCGTTGGAATCATGTCTAAATCAGTTTTCACCAAAGATGAATCCGATACTGAACAGGTGGCTGGTTCTGTTCGATATAGCAAGCTCACAGCCGTTTTGGTGAAAGCAATTCAAGAACAACAAACCCTTATTGAATCATTAACAGACCGCATAACGGCATTGGAGCAATAAAATGGCAGCAACATGGACAGTATCCACAATGGAACGAACCCTAACCGACGGCGACCTAAGCGACGTTGTAACTGTGCTCCACTGGCAATGTATCGACAGTGAGACAGTGGATGACGTAACGCACTCAGGCCGATGCTACGGCACTGTGGGGCTAGAAGCACCAGATGCGGACAGCTTTACTGCTTACGCAGACATTTCTCACGATGATGCTGTAGAATGGGCGAAATCTGCTCTCGGCGAAGAAGCGGTATCTCAGTATGAGGATAGCGTTGCTAGCCAGATAGAATTATCCAAGAATCCAGTTCAAGCGAGTGGTACACCGTGGAATTAGTCGAAATCATTGCCCTGTTACCTACGTTATCGGTTTTGTGTTCTGCGATTTGCGCGGCAACCCCGACCCCGAAAGATGATGCGATATATGCCAAGTATATCTATCCGGCTATTGAGTACATTGCTTTGAATTTTGGGAAAGCTAAAGAATGACCCAAGAAGAGCGCAATCTGGCCTTAGATGCCCTCGAACGCATCGCAAAACATGAAGAAGTTTGTGGTCGGCGATGGGGTGAGGCATTGACCGAGTTAAAACAACTGCGGTCGGCCACTGACGCTCACGCTGCGAGATGGGAAAAGCTTGCTTGGTTAGTAATCACAACAGCCCTTGCAACGGCTGCAACAGTAATCACAACACATTTTGTGGGGTAAATATGTCCGAACAAAACACGGTGAAGATTCCGACCTTTTTGCTACCAATCGGTGCCGCTGCGGTATCGCTGGCCGTCGCATGGGGAGTTTTACAATCTAACGTAGCTCACGCGACAGAAGACCGCGAACGCATACAAATCATAGCGGAGGAAGCCGCAAAAAAAGCAGCAGCCAACGGTCAAGCGCAAGCAGTGACGGACGCCCGTCTGGACGCTATCGTTGCGAGCCTCGAGAAGCAGGAACAGATCAGCGAGAAAACAAACGAGCAGATCAGTGTTCTGGTTCA